CAGCGCCAGGTGTGAGCGCGCCGTCGTTGTTGTCGAGTGTGATGACGGCCTGGCCGGTGCCGATGACGCCGAGGTCGGTGAAGTGGTCGACGGTAAGGCCGAGCGTGCGGCTTGTGAAGTCGGTGGTGCTAAACGTGCTGCCGTTGTCGTAGTAGCCGATCTCGATACGCCAGGTAGTGGTGACGGCCATGTCAGAACCGTCGGGTGCCGGTTTGCACAGGCAGGGTGCCACGGCGGCGTTGGTAGCTTTGCAGCGCTCGGACCACGTCATCGCCGTCCGTGCCGGCCGGTAGTTGGACCGTGACGTTGAACGTGTCGCCGCCGATGCCGCCGCTGCGGTCAAGCGGAATGACGGCTTCGCTGCCGGCTTCGCCGATCATTGCGAGCGTGGGGCCGGTGACGATGCCGCCGTCAGCCAAACCCGGGACCTCGACCGTCGGCATTTTCGGAATTCGGAACTCTTTGCCGCCGATCTCAGGCAGCCAGCCGGGCAGGCTAAAGCCAAAGCCGCCGACGGTGCTGTTCCACAGGGCGCTTATGGCCGCCATCGCAGCGCCGAACGCCGGCCCGAACGGAGAGAACAGGGTCGGGATCACGCGCGCCAATACCTCTTTGACGGCGTTGAACGCCTCGGGCAGCATGCGTATGCCGTCCATGACAAAGTCAACGATGCCTCGGAAAGTCTCGAACTCGTTGTAGGCGTAGATGGCTGCGGCGGTTAGCGCTGCGATGCCGACGACGGCAAGCGTGACAGGTGCTGTCATCGCGAGGAACGCCACGCCGAGTGCGACGATGATCGCAGCCATTAGGGCGACGATGTTCCTGTTTGTGTGCAAAGCGTCGAAGAACCCGTCGAACCGTTCTCGGATGAAGTCGACAGCGCCGGCGAGGCCGTCCTCGCTAATTGCGTCGAACAAGCCTTCAAGAAACTCGATCAGCTTTTCAATTGTCGGCATGAGTTTGACGGCGAGCCGATTTTTGAGAATGTCGAACCGGTCGCCGAGCGTGAGCATGGCGTCGCTTTGTTCTTCGACGATGCCGGTGCCGTCGCCCAGCAGCCCGTTGAAGTCGCCGAGGTCGAACGCGCCAGCACGGATAGCGGCCGCCAGTCGTTGCGCGCCTTCGGCACCGAATGCCTCGGTTGCGATGTTGAGAGCGTCGACGTCAGTTGTGGCTCGCTGAATCGCTGCCACGGTTTCTTCGAGCGCCTGGCGGGGATCGCCACCGACTGCGGCGACTTCTCGGCTGAAGCGGTTGAGGCCTGGCGAGATGCGGGTGACGTCGATGCCGGCCTGCTCAAGCCCGCCCATGAGGGCGGTTGTTTCTTCGAGGCTGAACCCCATGTTGGCGAACACCGGGCCGAACGTTTCGATGCTTGACAGCAGCTGATCCATCGGCCGGCCGGTCGCCTGAGCGACGCGCAGCAGGTCGCCCAAGGCCTCGTCGGCGTCGTTCTCGCCGAACACGGTGAGCGCCGAGTCAGCGCTCGTAATGGTCTGGGCCACGTCGACGCCGGCGATGCGTGCAAAGTCGAGGAACAGCTCGGTTTGTTCTTCGAGGCGTGCGCCGGTCAAACCGAACGCTGTGTTGACGTCGGCGAGGGCTCGCGAAACTTCATCAAACGACTGGGGAACCTCGGTGGCGACCTGACGGGCGGAGTCGATCAGGCCTTCGAGGGCTGCGCCTGACGCGCCGGTGCCGGCGACGATGTTGTTCTCCATCGTTTCGACGCTGCGGCCAATGTCGAACGCCATTTTTGCGCCGGCAGCAGCGACGCCGGCAAAGCCGAGAGCTGCAGCCTTCGAAAACTTCTTCAGCCGGCTGTCGGCTTTGTCGATTGCGCCTCGGAACTTTTTGCTGTCGCCGAGGATTGCGACGTTGATAACCGAGGTGTTTGCAGGCATGTCGGAAGTTTAGAACGCTCGGCGGATGATCGACCGGACCTCGGCGTTGTAACGGTTGACGACTTCTTGGCGGCGGTCGTCGAGGGCTTCGTACAGAAACGGCTGCGGCCGGATGCCTCGGCGTCCCCACCCGAAGTGGATTGGTGCAGCGTAGGGCACCGACGTCGGGCCGCTTTTGCGGTTGTTGCCGGCTCGGACTCGCGCAGCTGTTTTTGTGCCGCTGCCACGAACAGAGCGTTTGAGGTTGCCAGACCTGACCGGCACTTTCGTTTTGGCGGTGCCGGCGACGTCATCAGCGAGCTGCTTGTGCAGGTCTTTCAGGTCGCTCATGTCGTCGTCGATTTCACGAAACGCACGCCGCAGCTCACGAGCACCCTCGATCCGAATCGCTGGCTTCATCGTCGCTTTGCTGCTTTCTTTCGTTCTTGGGCCTGTTCTTTAAGAATGGCCTTCAATGCTCGAATGATCCGAGGGTCAGCGTTTTGCAGTTCGCTCAGCGGCTGCCGGGTAGCAATCGCGAGCGCAGCGAGCTCAAACGCTACGCCTCGTCGGCTAAAGGGGTTTCGTTCTCGTTCTCGACGTCTAGGTCAACGATTGAGTCGAAGAACCGCTCCCACGGTGGCACAACAAGGCCGGCGTGCCGGCGTGATTCCCACGCCAGCCACGCCAGGTGTTCGAGCTTTGGTGTTCGCAACGCTTCGGGCGCTGAGTCGAGCTTGAATGCACGCTCGAGTTTGAGCAGGGTGCCCATGTTGGGCCGGGTGACGACTGGCTCGCTCTCGTTGTCCAGTCGGCTTGAGATGGCGAGATCCAGCATGTCAGCTCGTCGACACCGTCACAGCGCCAGACAGCGGCCAGGTCACGGAGATGGTGGCGAGGTCTGCGACGCCGCCGTCGATGACAGGCAGCTCGGTGACGAGCGCCGAGGCTGAGTGCTTTGGATTCGTTGCTGACACCGATGCGCTCGTCGGCGTCATGGTCACGGTAGTAGTGGTGCCGAGCAGCGCGTAGAGCGAGATGTAGACCGACGAGGCTGCAAAGTCCTGGTGGAACTCAATCGAAACGCTGCCGTCTTTAAGCCCACCAATCCGGGTGCGGTTGGCGTCACCCATCGCCGTTGTCTCAAGCTCGTCAGCGGTTTCGGTCCAGGTGATGCTGGCAACGTGGTCCGTCAGGTCGACGCTATTCACGGTTACTTGGACGTCATTGGAGAGAAAAACGGCCATCAGTCGGCCTCACTTTCTGGGTTGGCCTTTCGGCTGTTTTTCGGTTTCGCTTCGGCCAAGTGGCCTGCTGCGATCAAAGCGGGCACGTTCGCGCCCTCAAGGTCGTCGTCGGTCACGGTGTCGCCGTGCTCATGGCCGGCGAGCTTGTGTGACGTGACGGTGTAGCTGGTCATCGTGCGTAGACCTCAACTAGGAAACGGGCACCGATGAACTCGGTGTCTGCAAAGGCTACCACGCCATAGTCGACGGCCTGGCGAACCTGGCACGTCGTTGCTGCGCCGCCGAGGGTCGGGTCGGCCTCGATTGCTGCCGGCACGCTGCTCGTGCCGCTAATGAGGTCGTCCAGGGCGTCCTGCGCAAATTCTTCAGTCATTGATTGAACGGCGCACACGAGCTCGAAGTTGAACACGGTGAGGCTGCCGCCGCTGCCGATCATGCTGTCGTGGTAGGTGGCGACTGGCCGGCCAGGAACGACGACAGCAGCGGGCGCGACGATCCGGTTTGGAACGGTGGCGTGCACGGTCAGGAACGTCGGCACCGTGTCGAGGCGTGTGGCGAGGCCGTCACGAATGGCGGTGTAGTCGGCCATCAGGCGGTTGCGAGCTGTTTGTATTGCTGCAGCAGCGCAGCGACGTCGGGATCTTGTCGACTAATCCGGGCGATGCCGTAGTCGGCAAAGCCGGTCATGATGCCGAGCGGCGACGCTTTGCGCTGATACAGGCGAGCAGCGAGGATCAGGGCGGCCTGCTGCACGGCGTAGGGCACGGCTGCGGCGTTCTGGTCGCCGTAGGCGGCTGTCACCTGCACAGCTGGCCGGCCGGACTCGTACCGGGGCCAGTCGCCGGAAACGTTGAGCAGCGACGTGAACGGCGGCTCGTTGAACGGCTGCACCACAAAGTCGGTCGTAATCGTCAGCGTGGTGTCGTAGGTGCCGTCGTTGCTCGTGTCGGTTTTGACGACGAGGCCGGTGAGCGTGTGGAACTGGTCGACGAGCAACACCTGCGGATCGTCGGCACGGTAAACACGGGCCTCGGTGACGGTCTCA